CAAGAATGTGATTGTGATTTTAGCACATCAGGTGATATTGTATTTTATCCTGAATTAATAGATTTTTACGAAAAAACATATGTAAAAGATCCTATGGAAAAAAGAGGAACAGACCAAAATTTATGGGTTTGGGAATCTGCAGATTACAGTAGAAATTACATGGTGGTAGCTGATGTATCTAGAGGAGATGGAAAAGATTATTCTGCATGCCACGTTATAGATACAGAAACAAATGTACAAGTTGCTGAATATAAAGGACAATTAGGTACAAAAGAATATGGACATTTATTAGTTGGATTAGCTACTGAATATAATGAAGCAATGTTAGTAATAGAAAACGCTAATATTGGTTGGGCAACTATACAAGTTGCTTTAGATAGACAATATCCTAACCTTTATTATTCACAAAAGAGTGATTCCCCAAATGCTAGTTCGTATTTTGATAAGTATCAAGACCACTCAAAAATGGTAGCTGGTTTTACAATGTCTTCTAGGACTAGACCTATGGTGATAGGTAAATTCCAAGAATATATTAGTGATAAAGGAGTAACAATCCAATCAAAAAGATTGTTAGAAGAAATGAAAACCTTTATATGGAAAAATAATAGAGCAGAAGCTCAAAGTGGGTATAATGATGATTTAGTAATGTCTTTTGGAATAGCTATGTATATTAGAGATACAGCATTAAAATTAAGACAACAAGGATTACAAGCTACTAAAAATGCCTTAGGTGGTATGACTGTAAACAGAACAGGATATCAAGGAGGGTATGGTTTTTCAAAAGGGTCTGATAATCCTTACCATCAAGATATGGGAGGAAATAAAGAAGATATTAGATGGCTCCTTTAGGTAATATTTATAACAATAATAATAAATTATGGCTGATAAAAGCGTATTTACAAGATTAAAAAGATTATTCTCAACTGACGTAATAATCAGAAATGTTGGTGGTGATCAAATTAAAGTAATTGATAGTGGTAAAATCCAATCTACAGGTGAATTAGAAACCAATTCATTAATGGATAGATATAATAGAATATTCTCTACCAGTCCTTCCTCTTTATATGGGGCTCAATTTAATATTAACTACCAATATTTAAGACCTCAATTATATTCAGAATATGATGTAATGGATAATGATGCAATTATTGCCTCTGCTTTAGATATTTTAGCTGATGAGTCTACTTTAAAAAATGATATGGGAGAAGTACTTCAAATTAGGAGTGCTAATGAAGATATACAAAAAATATTATATAATTTATTTTATGATGTATTAAATGTAGAATTCAATTTATGGATGTGGATACGTCAAATGTGTAAGTATGGTGATTTTTTCTTAAAATTAGACATAGCAGAAAAATTTGGTGTTTATAACGTAGTTCCTTATACTGCTTATCACATTGAAAGACAAGAAGGGTTTGATCCAAAAAACCCATCAGCTATTAGATATAGATATGCTATAGATGGAATGGACAACATAAGTTCAGGTATGTATCCAGTTCCTGGATCTACTTCAGGTAATTTATCTAATGAAAATGGAATATTTTTCGATAATTATGAAATGGCTCATTTTAGATTAATATCTGATGTTAACTATTTACCATATGGTAGATCATATATCGAACCCGCTCGTAAATTATTTAAACAATATGTTTTAATGGAAGATGCTATGTTAATTCATAGAATTTCACGTGCTCCTGAAAAACGTATTTTTTATATGAATGTTGGTTCTATCCCTCCAAATGAGATAGATGCCTTTATGCAAAAAACAATTAGTAACCTAAAACGTACTCCATTCCAGGATAATAAAACAGGTGATTACAATTTAAAATTTAACCAACAAAATATGTTGGAAGACTTTTATATCCCCGTTCGTGGAAATGATCAAACAACTAAAATTGAGACTGCACCTGGATTACAATATGATGGTATTCAAGATGTAGAGTATTTAAGAGGTAAGTTATTTGCTGCACTTAAAATACCAAAAGCATTCTTAGGATATGAAGAAGATATTGAAGGTAAATCAACGTTAGCAGCCCAAGATATTAGATTCGCTCGTACTATTGAAAGACTCCAAAGAATAATACTATCAGAATTAAATAAAATTGCTTTAGTACATTTGTATACCCAAGGTTATACAGATGAAACATTAACTAATTTTACATTAGAAATGGCTAGCCCATCAATAGTATTAGAACAAGAAAAAATTGAATTGTTAAAATCAAAAACAGAATTATCTCAACAATTGTTAGAACAAGGTTTAGTACCTTCAGATTGGATCTATGATAATGTATACCACTTTAGCGAAGATCAATATGATGAATATAGAGATTTATCTAGGGAAGATGCTAAACGTAAATTTAGAATAACTCAAATTGAAGCAGAAGGTAATGACCCAGTAGAGACAGGTAAATCCTATGGTACACCTCATGATTTAGCTTCATTATATGGTAAAGGAAGAACAATGTCAGACCCAGGTAATGTACCTGATGGTTATAATGAAGATGAACCTAAATTAGGTCGCCCACAAGATACTGTTACTAGTAGAAACAAACAAGATTCTAACTTTGGTAAAGATAGATTAGGAGTTGCGGGTATGAAAAATAAAGATAAAAATGATTCTGATTCTTTACGTAATAATTTTAAAGGAGGTAGCCCATTATCCCTTGAAAGTGCTAAAGTATCTTTTTTAAAAAACAAACAATTATTTGAAGCTTTAGATAAAAAGAATTTAGTATTTAAGTCTGATAAAGAAGATAGTAAACTATTAGATGAAAACCAATTGAAGGAGTAAAAAATTTTACATATTTATAAATAAATATATTTTTTGATGAAAATTAAACATTCAAAGTACAAGAATACAGGGATTTTATTTGAACTGTTAGTACGTCAAATTACCGCTGATACACTTAAAGGAGGTAATTCGCCAGCCATAGATATCTTAAAAGAATATTTTGTAAATACCTCTTTAGGTAAAGAATATAAATTATATGAATCTGTACTTAAATCTAAAGTAATAAATGAAAGCAGAGCTACTTTAGTTATTGATACTATATTAGAAGCATCTACTAAATTTAATAGAAAGTCTCTAAAAAAGCAAAAGTACAATTTAATTAATGAAATTAAAAAACACTACAATTTAGAATCTTTCTTTGGTTCTAAAATTACTAATTATAAAGAATTAGCTGCTTTATATACTTTAATAGAAAATAGTAATTCAAATTCTGTTTCTAACCCCACACAATTGGTAGATAATAAAGTAACTTTATTAGAACATTTGACTAAGAAAGAAGTTACTCCATCTTCAAAACAAAGTGTATTAGAAGAATTTTCAACCTATGATAATGATGTAAGAACTCTTACTTATAAGGTATTATTAGAAAAGTTTAATGACAAATATGATTCATTAACCACCTCACAAAAACAAATCCTTAAAGAATACATTAATTCAGTAGATTCAACCCCAGATTTAAGAAATTTCTACAATGTTAAAATTAATGAGTTAAAAAATACATTATCTAAACAAGTAGAAAATATTAAAGATAAAGCAACACAAGTTAAAATAACTGAAGTAGCCAAATTTTTAACTGAATTGAAGAAAACAGATAAAGTTGGAGATGATAATTTAGTTGATTTATTACGTTATTACCAATTAGTAAACGAAATACAAATAGCAAATGGCGTACAAATATAAACTTAAAGAAGTAGAAGTAGGTGATGTAAAAATTGACAATGGAGTAAAATCCACTGTTACTAACATAGATCCTAATACTGGTTCTATATCTTGGGATGTTGATTACATTCCTAATATAGATAAGTTAGTTGAAGACGCAATGGAATTAGTAAAAACAGCTAAAGGTGTATACCAAAAAACTAAAGGTGATAAAAAATTCTTAGATATATACGAACAAGCAAAACAATTAAGAAATGTAATTCGTACTCATGTAAGAAACAACTATCCAGAAGAATATAAAAAAGCAATTAGAGAAGAAGATATAGAAGAAATATCAACTTCAGGTGGAGCAGGAGCTTATCAAACACCCTATGCTTTTAAATTAAAGAAAAAACTTAAAAAATCTTATTAATATGTATAATCGCAATATTAATGAACAAGATGATAAAGTAGCACAATACCAAAAAGAACGTATTGAAGCTTTTGATGTTTTAGAAACAAAATTAGATGTAATAAAAAAATTATTACGTTTAGCAAAAATAGAAACTATAAAAGCTTATAGAGAACAACCTAATACTTTTGCTGTAATAAAACCTACAGATATAATAGGAGACTATATAAAAGATATTGAAATATTACTAGATAAATAAAATTATGAAACAAACACCAAATCAATTATTCGAACAACTTTCAAAAGAATTTAGTTCTAAAAAAGATAAAGAACTAATTAATGAAGAATTAGGTCAAGTAGTAACTTTAAAGCCTATTAATACTATTGAGGCAAGTGCTAAAGATCCATTCTGGACTAAATTTGAAAACTTCTTAGCAGAAGGTGGTACATTAGATGCTATTGTAAATACTGAAGAAAAAGTAAATACAAAAGAAGAAGATGACAAGATTAAAGTTGAAGCTAAAAAAACAGACAAAACTGTTGAAAATATAGAATCACATAATTACGACTATAAATCAGAAAACATTAACAACGTTAATGCTCAAGAATTATTAAGTGGTGTTCAATTAGAGATTAAATATAATAAAGAATTATCTTTAGATGAAGCAATGGAATTAGCAGTTAAAAACTTAGCTAAAGATCCATTACACTATGTAAAAGAAGGACAATTTGGAGTTAAAGGTTTAGGATATACAGAAGCTAAAACACAAAAAGCTGATGGTAAACATTCTTATAGTGGATATAGTGAAAAACTAAAAGATGGTAGTACTGAAATGCAAGTAGTAAAAGAATCAAAAGAAGATTGTGGTTGTGAAAAAGAATCAATCAATGAATCTTTTGGTCAAGTAGTAACTTCAGGAAACCCAAACTCATTAGCTGCCCAATCAGGAAATGTTATTCGCCAGATGATGGCAGAAAAAGAAGAAGAAGGAAAAACATCAGTAGATGAATCTCCAAAACCTGACTTTGCAGATATCGACGGAGACGGAGATAAAAAAGAAACAATGAAACAAGCTGCTAAAGATAAAAAGAAAAAAGTGAAAAAAGAAAGTATAGATTCTAAATTAGCTGAAATAGGAAAAGAAGCTGAAAAAGTAAAAATGGAAGCTCAATTAGACTTTTTACATGATCATATTTCTGAAAAAGTAAATAGAGTTAATTCAATTCAAGAAGATGAAAATTTAAGTGAATTAATTGATAAATCTAAGATGAAGCAAATGCAAAGAGAAATCAAAGATTTAGAAAGAAGAAAAGCTAAAATGGAAAGGATCTATGAAAAATCTTGTGGATCAAAATATTCCAAAAAAGAAATGGTAGATGAAATGGATGAGGTAAGTTGGAATGATAAAAATAACCCAACACAAGGACCATCAGCGGAACTTTCCCCAGAAAAAGTAGGACAAACTACAGGAGACCACAGTGTAAATAAATAAAAACATGAGCAAAAAGCTATTAATAGAAACTCATACTGTAAAAATTTCACCCTCCCAATTAACTGAAAATGTTAATAAGGAGAGTGGAAATCTTTTAGTTGAAGGTATTTTAGCTACGGCTGAAGTTAAAAACGGAAATGGTCGTTATTATTCAAAAGACTTATGGAATAGAGAAATGGAAAAATATAATGAACTAGTTGAACAAAGACGTTCAATAGGGGAATTAGACCATCCAGAATCTACTGTAATAAACCTAAAGAATGTATCACATCTAATATCAGAATATTGGTGGGATGGAGATAATGTAATGGGTAAAATAGAAATACTATCTACTCCTTCAGGTAATATACTAAAAGAATTGATAAAAAGTGGAGTTACAGTAGGTGTATCTTCTCGTGGTATGGGTTCATTAGAACAAAGAGGTGGTGTAATGGAAGTACAAGATGACTTTGAGTTATTATGTTGGGACTTTGTTTCTACCCCTTCAAACCCAGGTTCTTTTATGCATACCTTAAATGAAGGAAAAAATACTATTGTATATGATTATACAAATGTAAATAAAGTAATACATGAAATCCTTTGTTCTAAAGGTTCATGTTCTATAATATAAAGATATTTCCTCGGACGCTACCGACGGACTTTAAACATTGAGCGC